TTGGAGATATTATACCTGAAGGATCATATTAGACGTGAATTTAATCAAAAGAATCACGAGCTCATGGAGCTTGATAGATTCATTAATGAGGCCGTCCTTATATCTAAGACTGACTCCAAGGGAAGAATAGTGTTTGTAAATAAGAGATTTGAAGAAGTATCCAAATGGAAAAAAAGAGAGATACTCGGAAAAGACCATAGAGTATTAAACTCAGGCACTCATCCAAGTAAATTTTGGATGGATATGTATAAAACAACAGTTAAGCAAAAAAAGATTTGGAACTCAATTGTCACCAACGTAGCAAAAGATGGATCCTTATATTATGTCGATAGTTATATAAAGGCTGAATTTGATCCTAAGGGTGAAAATATTGTTGGCTTTACGTCAATTAGATATGATGTAACTCAAGTGGTAGACTCTATGAATGAAATAAACAAGAAAAATACCTATCTTGAACACGCTGCTAAGATTCTTAGACACGATATGCATAGTGGAATTAACACATATATACCAAGAGGATTAAGTTCCCTAAAGAGAAGATTAACCGAAGAAAGAATAGAAGAATTAAAGATATCTGCTCCTCTTAGGATGATTGAAGAAGGTCTGAAACATACTCAAAGGGTTTACGTAGGCGTCAAGGAATTCACCAACCTAGTTAAGAAGGATACTCAGCTTGATATGGAAATAATTAATCCGAGCAAAGCTTTAAAGGATTACCTATCTTCTACTTCATATTCAAAACAAGTAAGAATAGATGAAATACCCGAGATAGAAGCAAACGAGGCTCTTTTTTGCACTGCAGTTGATAATCTAATTAGAAACGGATTAAAGTATAATGACAGTGAATCAAAGAAAGTTCTAATTTATCAAGAAGAAGACTGCATAGTAGTCCAAGATAATGGGAGAGGAATTACACAAGAGGACTTTGAAAAGCTATCACAACCTTATACTAGAAAGAAAGATCAAAAAGAATCCGGCTCAGGTTTAGGACTAAATATATGTGTTGCAATTCTTCAAGAGCATGGATTTTCTATATGGGTAGACGAACAGCCGGTTGGGACTAAATTAAAAATCAAAGTAAAATGAGCACTCTATTGATCATAACATCTATAATATTCGCAACAAGCGCAGGATTCTTTTATCTAAAGAAGGAATCATCGTTAATGAACAAGATATCGATACTGATACTTTTAATTGCGTCGTCTAATTACCTGTTAATGTCTCAATTTGCTGACTATGAAAATATTAGAGCGCTTAGATATACTGATTGGTTCCTGACCGTTCCACTTCTAGTATATCAAATGTGCTGTCTATTCATGAAGAAACCGGCATCAATTAAAACATGTGGAGTAAGCTTATTAATGATACTCTTAATGTTGGTCTGTGGTCTCTCAGGTGAGCTTGGAATATCCAAAGAGATTCAAATGTTAGATATAAAGCCTCATGAATGGAAGCCCTTAATGGGAATGCTAGGGATTGGTTTTAGCTTAAACGCGTTTCTGTTTTTAACTGGAGAAATGAAGGAAGCAAACGATCTTAAACTATTCATAATAATAATAAGCCTCTGGCAATTTTATCCTATTGTGTATTTCTTAGCTGATAACCAATATACAATAATAGGCTATTCAATAGCCGATGTCCTTGCTAAAGTTGGAGGAGCATTCGTTATGGCTTACTTCTGTGACCAATGTCACATGTCCAGTAAATAATTTCACTCGGGCCTTTAAATTTAGAAAACCTGTTAGTATAGTCTAGTATAAATAATAATACTAGAACAAAAAGTTCTTTGACTTATTGGTGAAAGGCGCTTGAAACCGACGGGTGAACGGCGTTGATGTGTGCCAGAATAATAGGTAAGCAAAGCCTATAACGGACCGAATTAGATCGATGGATCGCAGAAAGGTGATGAGCCTCCCTGGTTAAATGACCAGGCTGAATCAGATAACTACTGGAATTCGGGTCTCCGGCAAAAAACTACAAATCTGATTTGTAAATCTCTTATGGGTAAAATAACAATTCCCATCTAGTGACCGAATAATCTTTTCGTTTGTGAGATAAGGTGATTCTAAAGATCGTAGTAATTAAATCAATGATTTGAGTGAGCGCAAACTCAAGTTAAGATTTATTTCGACAGAAGTTTTAGAAGGCAGAGATAAAAAAAGCAAGCGGCCGGGCTGAAGGTAATCAGTAATCCTTCTGCATCTACTTTCACTTTAAATAAGATCAAAACTTTAGTATAGTTTAAACAAGAAATTAAACAGATGAATTACACTGTCTCAAATATCACATCAACAAGGTTAGGTATATTAAGACTAATAGGAACATCTCCTACTCAGGATCCAGTGTAAGATTATCTAAACGTAGAAAATTTAAATCTGGATCCAAAAGATCCAGATTTTTTTTTGACATATATTTGCTTCCATAGCTCAACTTGGCTAGAGCACCTGATTTGTACTCAGGGGGTTGTGGGTTCGATTCCTACTGGAAGCTCAAAGAAGTTCTTTGACGTATTGGTTTAATTGCGGAAGTAGCTCAGTTGGTAGAGCATTAGCCTTCCAAGCTAAGGGTCGCGGGTTCGAATCCCGTCTTCCGCTCTGATAAGGTTTTCGGTGTAAAGCTCTTCGGAGCACCTGATTCAAAATCTGAAAGAAGGTCCCACTCTTCTTCAGGCTAATGGGGGAAAAACCGAATTTGGAAGATTGGCAGAGTGGTCGATCGCGGCAGTCTTGAAAACTGTTGAACCGCAAGGTTCCGTAGGTTCGAATCCTACATCTTCCGCACGACCGGGAGTTATCCATTCGCGATGGTTACGATAACTTTAAAATAGAAACCCGGTTATTTGCCGAAGTGGTGGAATTGGTAGACACGCTGGTCTTAGGAACCAGTGCTTCACAGCGTGTGGGTTCGAGCCCCACCTTCGGTACAAAATGATCCTTACTGAAGACGGATTAGCACCGTTGAAAGGGACCTTGGCTTCAAATGGGTCGCAACCATAATGAAGTAATCATGCCCCAAGGTACTCAGTGATGGACCCTGCTCTGCAGTGCACGTGCAACAGGTGAACAGTAAACTATGTTCAATCAAATTTATACCGCGGTGATCGCGGAAGGATCATTTTTTCTTTGCCGCCCTGGTGAAATTGGTAGACACGAGGGACTTAAACTCCCTTGGACAGTAATGTCCGTGCCGGTTCGATTCCGGCGGGCGGTACCAAATTTACACAATGTTTAAAATTAAAATATCAACTAGAATAGTATTCTTAATAGGTAATTATGCGATTAAAATGCCTATTGATCTTAGAGGATATTATCAAGGCCTCAACGAAAAGTATCTGTATAATAAATACAGGAATTCAGGTCTTTTAGCAAAATTGATTTGGTCAAAACTAGGAATAGTAGTCCAACATAGGGTTGACCCTATAAAATCTGATAAGATAAATCCGATCCTGGTTCTTAAAATCAAGAGTGAAATACCTGAGCTTAATATTTCTAACTGCGATCTACATAACCCAGTTAATTGGGGAATCTATAAGAATCAAACAGTTTTACTTGACTATGGAATCACTGAGAAAGTAAGCATGATGTATTAAATTGCCTTTCTAAATGAAAGTTGAACCATCTCTTTGTTAGAATTAGTGAATGATGTTTCTAAAGATAGTCCCTCTTTAATCTGAAGATGTGCATAAATTGACGAAGGAGTTTTATAGAAACCCCTTTTAGGAAGTGGACCTAGCATCCAAAATGGAGCAATCCCTATCCTTAATCTTGGATTTATCTGGTACTCGATTTGAGCAAGTCTAACCCTTACTTGGGCCTGCATAGAATAAGTAGAATCATCTTCACCAATATAAGATTGATCGCCGAATAAATTAACCAATTCTAATCTTGGTCCGAATATCCATTTCCCATAATTAAATGATTTTTCTACACTTATAGATAGGGAATTGTAATAGGATATGTTAGCCGCCATTTCAACTTGCCAACTTTCTGAAGTATCCTTTGATTGCCCGACTGACATAGTAGATAAAAACAACAAAGAACAAAATATTAAATTTCTCATATGGCTTCTTTATTTTATCTATATACAAATATCCGCACATCACCGATATATCAAGTAATATAAATGTCACAATGCACCCATAGCTCAGCTGGATAGAGCATCTGCCTTCTAAGCAGACGGTCTCAGGTTCGAATCCTGATGGGTGTACTAAACGATCAAGCGTTCCAGCCGATTACGGTAAAACGAAGGTCTAAGGGAACTAATACCTTGGCTTGATCCCACGCTCTCTTAGCTCAGTTGGTCAGAGCACCCGACTCATAATCGGTAGGTCGTAGGTTCAAGCCCTACAGGGAGCACTAATTAAACCAATACACTTTTTCGCATTCTGCACCTCTACGGATTTTTATAGGTGCATCAACATGGGGGCGTAGCTCAGTTGGTTAGAGCAGGATGCTTATATCATCAAGGTCACAGGTTCAAATCCTGTCGTCCCTACTTAGGGGCAGGAGAAAGGCTCCTGCCCTTTTCCGCTATAAATAAAATAAAGACATAATGTATAGGGTATTTAAGAAGCTAAATGGTACTTCAGTAGATATCGTGGATCACACCATCTCAGTTCTTAAAGAATGTCCATATACTGAAATTCATATCGGTAGTGACTCACAGAATCACTCTGAAGTCACTAAATATAGTACTGTTATAGCATATAGGTTTGGAAACAGAGGGGTGCACTACGTTGTACATAAGATGTCAACTCCTAAGATCACTGATAAATGGACTAGATTATGGAAAGAAGCAGTAATGTCAATTGAAACAGCTGAAATACTGACCTCAAAAATAAAGGTTCAAGTTCAAATAGATTTAGATTATAACTCAGATAAGAGATATTTTAGTAGCAAGCTAGTTCAGGCAACTTCAGGTTGGGCAAATAGTCTGGGATACAAAGTTAATATTAAACCTGATAATCAGATCGCTACCAGAGCAGCAGATTACCATTGTAGGTAAATACTATAAACCTACACCACTTATTTAGTATAATTTATATATGCCTAGATTCGTAAAAGAAAATATTGAATTTAAAGGAATAGACTTTCTTCCAGAATATTGGAAGCCATACTTTGTTCTTTCGGAAATCGGCAAAACATACACAGTCATTAGAGACACCGAAGTTCCTATTTTGAATAACACAAACAATTCGTGCAAAAGCTGTGGAAATAGAATTCCAGACCTAATAATGTCTGATACTGAATATGAATACCATACAAATCAGCCATTCTTTGATTTATGCTTGGAATACACTCACCCTAGAGTATTATCAGTTGGATACGGAATAGGATTGATTATTCCCGAAATGGAACGTCAAGGAGTAGATCTAACTATACTTGAAAAATATCAAGAAATTCTAGATCTTGACGAAAATATTGATCAAGTAAAGCAGTCGCATACAATAATTATTGGCGATATTAAAAGCTTTGATCTCTCTCAGTTAGATCCGTTTGATGTCATATTTTTAGACATAACTGAAAATCTACCCTGGGCAGAAGTTCAGGCTTTAAAAAGTAATTTAAAACCGGGTGGTCAATTAAAACTATGGTCACATGATAAAAAGATTAATGACCGTAAAAAAAATACTTAAATGAGAAAAATAAAAATGATTAATCGACTTACTTTAATTCTTGCACTATTCCTAAGTGTAGGATTTGTTAATGCACAAACCCCTGCTGATACTCTTGAAACGGATATATTCAAAGTGGTTTATTCTGAATTTCACGAACAGCCTCTTTTCCTATCGTATACCGTCGATTGTCCAACTGGAACGGCATCTAGATCGGGAATGAATTTCTACAAAGTAGAAGGAATTCATACCTCCGATAACGATGACTATAAGGATAATCCATATGATAAGGGACATCTTGCTCCAGCTGCAGCCTTTAATTGTGATAGAGACGTTTTAAAAATGACGTTTTCATATTTAAACTGTGCTCTCCAGCATGAGGGATTAAATAGAGGACCTTGGAAAGAACTAGAAGGATTTGAAAGAGATCTAGCTAAAGTATTCGACCAAGTATCAGTTGAAATTACAGTTAATTTTACTGAAGAGTTACATAGAGTTCCCGGAGGAGCTGCTATTCCGGATTCCTTCACTAAGATCATAAGATTTGACGGAAAAGCAATTGCTTTTGTTTTTCCAAATGAAGATGTATCTGGTGAAGATTGGTCCAAGTTTAGAGTGCTTGATTGGTAATCTAAATCAAATAATCTTAAAATAAAAAAGGGAAGCAATTAGCTTCCCTTTTCTGTATCAATAAGCTTCTAAGTTTAGAAACTTGGTGTGAATCCTGTTGAATCTGAACTAAGTTCTCCACCGACTCTGGTAATTGTAATACGGTTGATGAATTTGTGAATTCCTCTTGGGAAATCAACAATAACATCAATGATAGCCGCATTGTTTTCAATTACTTCATTAGTGTTATTAGAAGAATCAAATACAACTTTGTATGAACTTAATCCTCTAGCATTAACAACAGCATCTAAGTAGTTTTCAACAATCGTCTTAACTCTAAGTCTAGTGATCTCATCGTTAAAGTCAAACAAGAAGTTGAATAGTATTCTAGAAATATCTCTTTCAATAGTAGAAAGATTGTCTCTAACATGCGCATTATTAAGAGCTGAATTAACTCTCTGGTAAGCTGTGTTATTAGAGAATAATAGAGTACCAAATCCTCTTCTCTTAACAATTAGATTGTGTCCAATTGGCTCTAAGAAATCTCTATCTTGATCCGTCAATTCGTATTCAATTCCAACTAATTCAGGATCCGTGATAGCACCTCTCTTTCCACCGGCTACAATTAAGAACGGAGTACCATTCTTGAACTTTCTAACATAAAGATTAGAAATGTATGCCGCTGGCGGAACTGAGATATTTCTATTTCCGTTTCTAATAATCAGATTAGGAAAGTAGAAAGTAGAGTAAGATGCTAGTGGAACACCGTTAATATCCTCTTGAGCAAATTGGAAGGTAAAACTAGGATTTAAGTTTAAATCTCCACCTTTAGAAATTAACTCAGTTGATAGTAACTTATTAGTTGAACTAATAAAGCTAGGATCTACAGATTTTTCAAATTGAGCTACAGAAGGAGCATTTAACAATGCCATTGCTTGCCCGTGAGTAGCTGCCAATTTAGATAAGTAGTATTTAGAGCTTGAGCTAATCTCTCCCTCATAGGTATCTACTATGTATCTGAAATCAATTACTTCTTTTCCAGCAAGAGCTTGCGGAATTGAAGTGTAATCAAAGAGATAAGATAGTATATCCTGTTGTCTAGCGGCAGTTCCGTTAGGTAACAATGTTTCTCTGATCTTAAATCCTCTCAAGTATTGTCCTCTAATAGAATTTACAAAGTTGTATACTCCCTTGTAAACTTGAATCTTATTGTTAGTTACGTCTAGACCACTTATTTCATCTACTGAAGGGGCCATAGTAGTAATAGTATATTCAAGTCTATATGGGCTAATTTCTTCTCTAGAAGTAACAGAAATTATCTTCAACAATCTAGGTCTAACATCTCCGATTCTTTTAGCTCTAATGAAGTGATTAACTTTTATAAACTCATCAACTTTAGCCTTATTAACTGCAACTGAAGTATTTACTCCTACTACAATTTTATTAGGTTGAGTAATTGTAAAGTCAGTAAAGTAGTTAGTATCTGAAAGATCAAACTCTGCGGTGTAATCTTCTCCAGCGTCAGTAACGATCTTGATATAATCATTTCCTCCACCGGTATAAACAATTGAGCTTGCATCTTCTTGATTTAATAAAGTAATATCAGAATATACAAATACTTTGATGTACTTCAACTCATTTCCTGACACAGTGATTGAGAAGTTATCTTGAGTTTTGATGTAGTAGTCTAACGTACCATTTGTAATGATATCACCAGTTCTAACAAAACCATTTGCATATGAATCATACAGAGTACTGTCCTCCATTGCGATGATATATGGATCTCCAGATGCTGGCGTAATAACGTAAGTATCTCCAGCAATCGTTGGAATAACCGAACCAGTTAAGAAATTAGCTTCTGAATCGCTATCGCTAATTGCGAAAATTAATTCAGAATCTGCTGGTCGTCTGTAGCTTAAAACATCAATCAGAGGAGTTACATCAGCAACAGATCCGTCGGTATCATATCCTCCGTCATCAGCAGTGTATGCATCGTCTGAATTTAATTCATCATATCCGTGTCCAACTAAGTCAATTCTATGAGTATCAACCTCAATATCATTGAAGTTAGTGTTAGCAAGATCGACCAAGTCCAACTTATCAGAATCTAAAGCACATAGTACCCCAGTTGATGGGAATAATCTATTAACTAATCTGTCAATAGAAATACTATTTCCAGTTTGATCTATGAAATCTGGAATTAAACATCCGATTGTTCTACTGATTACTTTAATCTCTCTAAGAGCAAAGAATTCAGAAGATTTTGCTTCAATTAAACCAGACTCATCGAAAAATTGTCCATATACTGGATCGTTTGCCAGTTTCAAGTAGTTAGTCCAATCTCCAGATATAAAGATTACCTCTACCATGTAGTCTGAGATAAAATCATCTGGGTGAACATAGGAAGGAAAATCTGTTTCTTCTCCGCTTCCGACAGTGTTGTACCATTCTTTTGCAGTTATATCAAACCCGGTTGTAGCAGCGCGTCTTGTCCATATCGTCAAATTAGATTTTCCAGTGTTTGCGAATGATAAGATCTTGTTAGAATCAATTGAAACGTTACCTAGTCCTCCTGGATTGGTGATGTAATCATCTCCAAGAGCCAAGTTCTTAGTCTTGTTCAATTGGTCTGAGCTAGCAAACCATAACCTTCTTGTATTGAAGAAGTCAATAATTGGATTTTTTACCGGATTTTCTCCTGAGTTATTACTAGAAGACTCAGTGTTAAACGTCGTAAAGTAGGCCTGATCCTGATTAACTATCGAATCGTCGTCAGTATCTATTGGCATAACGTTTAAAGCAAATACTGGTCCTTCTCTCAATGCGACTTCAATAGATCTATGGAAATATCCACCAGCCTTTTCCAACTTAGGATCGATATCGCCAAATACTGCTTTAAGAGTTCTAAGGTCATTTATTAATACAACGGTATTAAATGGACCGACTCTGCTTGATCCGATTATTAATCTTCCAGTCGTTAAAGGAAGAGCTACGTTCTCGCTTTGATCAATCTCAACGGTATATACACCGCTGGACTTAAAATTATTTAAATTGATCCTTCTTTCAGCCATTTCTTTAAGTATATTTTTTATTATTTATTCTCACACGATGTCAATAAACCCAAAAAATATTCAAAAATCAAGATCCAAGTCATCAATTTGATGTATAAGAATATAAAGAAATTTCATGGCAAACTCGGACAACATTTGTGCAGACCTCAAAGTTGAGGACTTTTATTCAGATAGCTCGGATACTCTAGGGCTAATTTTCAACAAACAGAAGGAACTTCAAGAAAGACTTGGATTTGATTTTAAAGACTGGACTTTAAAGCAGATCGCAGATTTTTGGATGGTTAATAAGCACGCAATGAGCGACGAGCTTAACGAAATGTTCGACGCACTCGGTGGTATTAACGAAGGAATAGGTTCCGCGGCTTGGAAATATTGGAAAAATAATAATTCTAAGGCGACCGAGATGAAAATTTCAGATTTATCAGATGATGATAAACTAGAACTATTCTACGAGTGGATCGACGGGCTTCACTTTTACATGAACTTTGCGATATCAATTGGCATGACTCCTTCAGATATCGTAAATCTTTACATGGCAAAAAATTCAGAAAACCACGATCGTCAGAATCGAGGATACTAAAAAAATAGATAAAATGAAAATAGTAGGAGAAGACGGAAATCAACCAGGGCCTCAACCCGGACCAAGTGGTATACCGGCAGATGTTCTAAAGAATGCCGAGTATATTAAGTGTGAGGAGTGCGAAGGCACCGTATTTGAAGAAAAAATGATGATCAAGAAAATATCCAAGTTTTTAACTGGATCTGATCGAGACAGTATTGCCCCAGTACCAGTTGTTGTTTGCTCAGCCTGTGGACATATGAATGAAATGTTTAAGCCATCAATATAAACCCCCAGTCAAAGATCACATATGATTATAGGAGTAGAAGTTCAAAATAAAGACTTAATGATATCTTACTATGATAAGAGCGGTAAGATATCCTACATTAGAAAGAGACTATCAGATCACGAGATCTTTAATTGGGTTGAAAGCGAAAAGCCAACAATTTACAAGAACTGGGATGGCAAACCTATAAAACGAGCAAAATCAGATCCAAAATGGTTAACTAGAACCAGGATAGAGGAGTTAATCATAGAAAAGCTTTCGCCAGAAGAGATTGACATGATATACGATTTTGATAATCTTCCAAGAAAAGACTATGTCGATATCGAGATCGGATTAACAAGCGACGAATTTCCAAAGCCCGAGAAAGCGGCTATGCCAGTATGTCTAATATCATTCTGCAACGAAGAAGGAGTAAATTATGTCCTATCTATCATGAAATCCGAAGAACATCCAAACGGATTAACAGATTCGGATATATCTAGAATGGAAAAGGAAATCAATGAATATTTTAGAAATATCATTCCGCATAGTGATAAAGACAGGTCAATTCTAGATCAAGAATTCAAAATCAAGCATAAGTTCTTTAAAACTGAGGACGAGCTTCTAGAATTCTATTTTCATCAGGTAATTCCAAGACAGTCCTTTCTAACGGGCTGGAATTTTATCGATTTTGACTGGCAATATCTTATGAATCGTGCAAAGAAGAGAAATATCGATCCTCTTCAAAACATGCAGTCAAATAAGACGTTTAACAAGAGGCATAAGCTTCCAGTTCACCTAGGAATTCTAGACTACATGCACTTATTCCAAGACCCTGGATATAAGCCATATAAAGTAGTAGAGAATTATACACTGGACTACATTGCTAATAAAGCTCTTAATGTAACCAAGCTCAGGCATCCTTATAAAAACATGAGAGAGTTTCAACAAGATGTATATATGTTCACTAAATATAACGTGATAGATATAATACTTGTGAAGCTCTTGGAAGATAAATTTGGTTTATTAGATGTTGCATTTTCTCTTGCAAATACAGCACAGATTGAAGTAAATAAGATCCATAGCCCAGTTCATGTTACTGAAGTCCTAATGTGTAGAGAATTTCTAAACATGGATCGAAGAATGATGAAGAAGCCTTGGAGTAGTGGAGAAGATAAGGTAGATACAAAATACGAAGGTGCATATGTAATGCCTCCAGTTCCTGGATATTATGAGTATGTTGCATGCTACGACTTTAAGTCGATGTATCCAAACATACAGATGCAGTTTAATATTTCTCCTGATTCCTACTTAGGAAAAAAGGGCATGATTCGCGTTAATGGATCGGAAATATCTACCAAAAATGATACCTATTTTGATGGTAGAAAAGACTCAGTCGCGAGAACAATTCTAAATCGACTATATAACGCTAGAATTACCTCTCAAGACGAGATAAAAAAATTAAAGTTTTCAAAATGACAAGTAGAGATTTTATAAGCTGGCTGGACGGCTTCACAGAAGGAAAGAAAGATTTAAATTCTGAAGAAATTAATAGAATCAGAGAAAAATTAGACACTGTTGTTGACGTAAGTCCTTCTATCGTTCCTCTTCATCCGGTCCCTACTCCTGTCCCAGGAAGCGGTGATCCATATTCTCCTCCCTATTGGGTAGGAGACTTCCCCCCATTTGGAGGGACTACATTAACCTATTCGTATACCACGAATGATAAAAAATCTGATAAAGATGAAGTGGATAAAAAATCTGATTCTAAGGAATAAAAAAAATAAAGAAGAGATGATGACTGAAGAACAACTAATTAGTTACAAACAAAATTTCACTGGTCAAAGGTTTCAATGGATAAAAACAGACCGGCCCGAGCTAGTTGGAAAGATAGTAAAATGTAGGGATGTACAGCACCAAGGAAGAAGTGCGATCGCAGTATTTGAAGATGGATCTAAGATAGATATTAAACTGCTTAATAAAAATCTCTTGATGATCACTGGAGATATGCAACCACTGAGTAAGCAAGAAGCTATGAGCATAGGCGGAGCAAACCGTCCAAGTCAACAAGCTCCCTTAGAAACTCCTCCATCGGGAAGCGGACCGATTAAGATTCCAGATGAATTAAAGGAGTATCAAACCAAAAATGAACCTCCAAAGCAAAATTTAAGTAAGCCTCAATCTGAACCTCAAAGGCCGAGCGAACCTGCTAAAAATCCATTTGAGATGTTTAACTCTGAGGAAACTGAAATTGTTCTTAAAATGAACGTAAAAATTCCAGATAAAAAGCTACTAAAGCTAATGTATTCTAACGCTGAGAATAAAGAGGAGTTTGTAGACCAGCTAGCTGCTTACATTTATTCTCTTATAAATAATAATACAGTAGTAGATTCTTTAGAGTCAATCTTTGTAAGCAAGCCAAAGAGCAGAGCACAGGTAGTACATAAGAAGTCTGATACTGAAGATATAAAATTAACCGAGGTTGATGACGAATAAGGAATTCAAAAACAGTGAACAGTTTTCAGATGGTAAATATAGAGTTCTGAAAATAAGCGACGGATCCAAGGATTTAAGAAGAATTACTTGCGAAACTGAGGGTATCTGTTTGATACCCTTTGACACGTCTAATGGTAAAATTAGAAATGTATACCTAGCTCGCCAAATGAATTACCTTCAAAATCAAGAAGATCATTCATGTATTTGCATTGAATCTAGAGGAACCTACTCCTCTAACTTCGAGGAGGTTGAATCCATATGTAAAGAGGAGTTGAATATTGATTGTGACGTAAATGACGTTTACTACCTCGGATCAATTAAGCATAATTACCCATTCACTAAATCCTATAAGTGCTATGGGATAAACCTAGACAATCACTCTAAAGATCTATCCGGATTTGCGTTAGATATTCCAAAATCAGAGCAAGACAGTAGACTATATGCTCTTGATAAAGTCAGATTCAATAGAGTTCTCAACGGAGAAATCGAGGACTCACTGTGCCTTGCCTCAGCCACTCTATTAATTTCGTACATAAATTCATAAAACTAGGAATATTAATTCCAGTACAATCTTATAAAAATAGATAATATGTCGTCATCAAAGGATTTAGTATCAGCGTTCGGTAAATTTAACGAACTATTAGAAAAACAAACCAAGAGCAGAGTAACCCTTAGGGGATTTTCAGACATCGATGAATATATTCATACAGGTAACTACCTCTTGAATGCTCAGATGTCAGGATCTCTGCGAGGAGGATATCCAAATGCCAGAAGTCTTGGAATTGGAGGAGACAGCGGAACCGGTAAGACTTTCCTATGTTTGAATGCAGTTAAGAACATGCAAGCAATGGGATACGGAGTTTTCTATGTTGACACTGAGGGTGCCCTAGACAGAAAGGATTTTGAGAATTTCGGAATAGATATGTCGATGATGAGCTACAAGAGAATCGGAGTTATATCTGAAGTAAAATTCTTTATATCAGACATTATTAAAATGAAAGAAGAGAATCCAGATATGAAAGTCGGAATAATCGTAGATTCTCTTACTCATCTTGAAACCAATAAGGAAATAGAAGACGTTAAAAAGGGAAGCAATGCCCAGGATATGGGTCTTAGAGCAAAAGAACTCAGAGCCCTATTCAAGTCCTTCACATTAGATTTATCAAATCTTAAGATTCCTCTCATCTTTACATCTCACACCTATTCAAGCCAAGATCAGTATACCCCAAAGCAGATGTCGGGAGGCGGAGGTCCTCTGTATGCTGCATCAGTAGTTATGATGCTTTCTAAAGGACACCTGAAAGATGACAATAAAACCAAGACTGGGGTAATCGTAAGATCGACAACAGATAAAAACAGATTGGCAAAACCCGCCAAAATAGAATTTCACATCAGTTTCCATAAGGGAATGAATCCATATATCGGTCTTCAGGACTATCTGAGTTGGGAAAACTGTGGAGTACAAAGAGGTAATAAGCTCACTGAAAAGGAGTATAATAAGTTAAAACCAGCGGAGCAGTCTACTTGCTCATCATTTGAAGTAGATGGAGAAAAGTTCTGGTTCCTTCCAAAGGACAGAGCACTTAATTACGTAATAAAGCATTCAGGCGCCCTTGTCCCGTGGAGAGAAGTATTCACAGACAAGGTGTTTATTCCTGAAGTAATTGATGAGCTCGATAAAAACGTAATTATGCCAATGTTCAAGTACAGCTCTCTTGCTGAAATTGAACAAGATGAATTAGATGACTTTGATCAAATAGAGGATAATGAAGATTAAGAACAGCGTACCAATTAAGTATGCTCTAGATCTTCACCTCTGTAAGGAACATATATCCTCGGATGGAATAGTATTTGAGATACTTAGATATCTCTTAAATCAATTGAAGACTTCTGAAGTTGATTTAAATGCCCTAAAGTTTACCTCTAAAACATTGAAATATGTGTTTGGAGATAAACTAGATGATGACTTCAAACAGGAAGTAGTAGTCAGCATAAAAAAGCATATAGAAAAAGGAATGATAAAACCTAAAGGTAAGTCAATGTATATTACTAATGACCTACTTGAAACATATTATGAAAAATAACAAATGGTAGTTGATTTTACTGAAAATATAGATTCCCTTGAGTCAATGGTTTGGAACTTCATTCTAAATGAAGATAGTAACCAGAGCGAGCTTAAACCTCAGAACCATGATTCGCTCTCTCGAGAAGAGCTGATGCCGATGATTTTACCTAAGTACTTCAATAACGAAGATAGAATGGAAGTATATAAGGTTGGTCTAAAGTTTTTTAAGCAGTACAATAAAGTACCAAATAGAAAGGAGCTTGCAAGCTTTATCAAGCTAAATAATGTTTTCATAGAGGATCAGGAATTTGAAGATCTATATCTATTCAATATTCGAGATTATAACTACGATTATCTATATCAATATGTTAAGGCATTCATTCTTCTCAGGAACCTTAATATTACTGTTGTGGACATTATGTCCTTTCTAAAAACTGCATCAGTAAATCCAGATAATATTAATTCTATTACTGAGAAGATAAGAAATGATATCAACAATAAGCTATCAGTAAGCTTCAGTAATTCAGGTAATGGTCTTAACTTTTTCGACCCTAAATCACATATACAGATACCTAAAATAGGTACCCCAAGTGGATTCGATTTCTTTAATAAAACTCTAGGAGGCGGATGGAACCTTAAAACTTTAGTAGTTTTTCAAGGGCGTCCTAAAGTAGGTAAGTCAATGGTTCTCGGGAACGTGGCCGCACGCTCTTTTTTAGCTGGAAATAACACTGGACTTGTGACGGTTGAGCTCGCAGACCGAAGCTATATGAAGAGAATAGGTTCTAATATCTTAAACGTTCCTAAAGATGACTATGAAAAGATAACAGACGAAGAGAATGCCTCACTAATCCAGAAAAAGATAACTGAGCTTAAGGAATCTGGGAGGAACCTTGGTCATTTAGAAGTCGTTGAATTCCCAACAGGAGGAGCAACAGCAATAGATATAGAAAATTATTTCTTAAGACTTGAAAACAGACTCAATAAGAAATTCAAAGTAATAGTAGTTGACTATTTGAATCTTCTTAAGCCTATTAAAGATCAAAACGGATTATACGAAAAGGTCAAGATGATATGTGAGGAGCTCAGGGGTGTTGCTATGAGAAATGAATGGTGTGTAATATCAGCTACTCAAATTAGAAGAGATGACGTAGACAATTTTGATCTAGGTATGGATTCAGTCGCTGAATCCTTTGGACTAGTTCACACTGTAGATTCTCTATATGGACTCATGAGAAGCCCCCTCGAAGGTCGAATGAAAATTAAAGTTATAGCTAACAGAGATAACGGATTCGAAGAAAGCTATAAGTTTTATGCAATGGAAAAGGATTACTTCAGGTTAACTGAGGAAAGAGGAATGAATAGTGAATATTATAGTGATGATGACATTGCGAATACTCTTCAAGATCAGATCAGGGAGGAATACAGTACAGTAACTCCTAGCCCAGACACTGGTGAAACACCAAAACCTATGGCTGACGAAGAATATGATGCTCTCTTTAATTCAATATAAAAATAATAAAATGATGGATGGATGACAAGAAAAAAAGGGATGAGATAAACAGAAAGAGGAGAGAGGACAAGATATTCAATAATGGATATCGATCAGCAGAAGCGATGGATAATGCGGATTATGAGTATCGTACTCAAATATCAGTCAATTCTAATTATGCTGATAATTATCTCAAAGATGTTTACGAATACGAGGAAACTCTTGAATACAATATGGGAGTATCTAAAATATTTGAACTGATTGAAGACGATAGTGAACTAAGTGCCTTGCTATATAAGAAAAAGATAGATTCGAGGATAAAGCTATCTAAGGAAGAGATAAACTGGTGCTTCAATCAAATACTCACTAAGATTAAATCCCTTAACACTGGAGAGCATTTCTATAGTCCAATATTTATTATAGAAGCTCTTTCTTCGATTCTAAACGTTAATTCTGGGGATCCAATAAAGGATTACCGAAAGCTCTTTGATTCGCTAGATGTTGAACATCAAGAAGAGCTTATTGTTGAATTAGATAAAAAGTACAATTTCCTAGGAGGAAAAAGTAGTAAAAAACGAATGCACTAATGAAATGGCTTAAAATTCAAGATTCAGGAGGATATAGAACATTTAACTTAGATAATGTGTCTCAGATAGAACGATATAGCACTACTAATATAAGATTTTATCTTAATGGAAGCACAACTCCGACAACACTTACATTTGCTTCAGAAGGTGATCGAAATGAAATGATGGAAAAACTATATTCCATAACGTCTTCTGTAGATGTAAACCGAATATCAACTCAACAGTAAATTAATCAAAGAA